CCGTGTGGGGGAAAAAGCAGCTGAGAAAATAATAGCTGATTCTTCCCAGATTGGAACCGCTCTCCACCTATATATAGAACATTATGTGAACAAGCATGGGTACGAGGATCTTACGGATATAGGCGTTAAAGCGAAGACGATGGCCCAGGTCATCATTGACCACGATAATGGACTTAAGAAAATAAGCGAAGTATGGGGATCGGAGGTTCATCTGTACTATCCCGGCAAATATGCGGGAACGACGGACATGATTGGACTCTACGACGGCCGACCTACCGTAATTGACTTTAAACAGACCAACAGGCCAAAGAAGAGAGAATGGGTACAGGACTACCTCATGCAACTGGCGGCTTACGCGTTGGCGCATAACAAGCTATTTGACACGGAAATAGACCAGGGTGTCATTCTTATGTGCTCCAGGGATCTATTGTTCCAGAAATTCGAGCTTACAGGCGAAAATTTCGTGAGGGCCGGCGATGCCTTCATGAAGAAACTTGACTTATACAATAAAAGTATTATATAATACATATAGGATGCCATAATGGGTCCTTTTAATCTTGCTTAACAGGAGATTTATATGAATGAGCTTGATGTACTACGTAACCATTTTCTTGGTTACCACTCTAACTTTTTTGATAATTTCAAAACAGTTTCTACCTACCCCCCATACAACATACGCGGCAATGAAGATAAAGGCGTCATTGAAATAGCGTTGGCAGGGTTCACTAAAGATGATTTAAACGTTGAGGTTAAAGATAATCTACTGCACATTGTTGGAAATAAAGAAAAGAAAAACCAAGATGACATATGGCATAGAGGTATTTCTCAAAGAAATTTTTCCAAACGTTGGAAACTACATGAACACGTGATAGTTGATGGTGCGGATCTTAAAGATGGAATGTTAACTGTGAATTATCACAGGGAAGTTCCGGAAGCTGAAAAACCAAAACAAATAGAAATTAAATCCAAGAAATAAGTTCTTCACCGTTAATTTCATTAGCGATGTTAACCTTATTGCGAAGGGACTGTATGATCTTTTCATCTACAGTTCCTTTCGCAACCAAATCAATATATAGTACCTTGTTCTTCTGTCCTATACGGTGGGCACGATCCTCTGACTGTATTCTTTTCTCCAGATCATAACTGTTTGAATAGTAAATCACCGTGCTGGCTTCCGTAAGAGTAATTCCGTATCCCCCAGTCTGTGTGTTTCCTATAAAGAAACGAACGGGTGACTCTGGGTCCTGGAAATTGTTTATGCACGCTTGTCTCTTGTCCTGGGGTGTTGCACCATAGTAAGTGCATTTTGAATTTTCTCCAAATTCAAAAGCTATATTAGCTTCAATCTTTTCAATGTCATGGATATAATTGGCCCAGATGATTACCTTTCCAGTGGTCTCTCCTAAAATCTGCATTAGTTCATCAATTCTGGTGCTTCTAAGATCTATGGTATGACCTGCGTCTGTCTTCATGTGACCACACGTAATTTGATGAAGTCTTATTAGTTGGGTGAGAACATTCAATGCAGTCATAGACTGTCCCTTCAGTACGGTTATGGCATCTGCTTTCATGTCCTTGTAAGCTTCTTTCTGTTCATCACTTAATTCCACTTCTCTTTTTGAGTATACCTTATCCGGTAGGTCAAGGCAGTCTTTCTTCAATATGCGGTATGAGTGGGGACTTATAATCTCCCCTAATTCCTTTAAGTTCTTAAATCTAACTACCTTTTGATAGGTGTGGGTTCCCCCAGCTGCATTCGATGTAAGCATAATGGCATATCTATTTCTGAAAGCGTAATAGCTTGACTGTCCTAGTATCTCCGGATCCAGGAAATCCATTTGGGACCACAAGTCCAAAGGGGACTTTGTCACTGGTGATCCTGTCAGTATTCTTCTGTATTTTGTCTCTTTTGCAAGAGCTAAAATATTCTTGGTTCTTTTTGCCTGTGGATTTTTGATGGTAGTGCTTTCATCCACAATCATCATGGATCTTCCTATTAAAAACAATGCGGCGTTCCTTAATCCCTTCTTTGTGGATAAAGCTTCAACGTTCATTACAAATATTTTTAACTTAAAGCCGTGCTCTCTGAATTGTCTTAACTGCGCCTGGTATTTTGCGCTCATGGAAGGCTTCCATGCCAATACCTCCCTGTCTATATAGTCAGGAATATGCAATGGAATTTCATTCTCTACCCAGGTCATATATGCACCTTTGGGTGCAACTACTAGAAGTCTATTTATTTTTCCCTTGTTATAAAGTATGCAAGCATTGTCTAATGCTATCTTGGTCTTTCCCGTTCCCATCTCCGCAAAGACAGCAAAGGATTCCTTGTTCCAGCATTTCTTTAACGCATCGCTCTGATGCTCATATGGCTTTGTTTTAAATTTATACATTCTTAATTCTAATGTTGACTTGCATTATAACATATGATATAATACGAGTCAAGAAATAATAAATGACAGTTTATATACCTCAAGTAATGGATTACAATGTTCGCTCGGCTGAGAAGTTTGGTGATTTAAAAGTTATGCTTTCAGACAGAAAGCAAATGATTTTAGCTTGCGCCCCTTTGACCTTTGAACTTCAAAAAGAATTAAAAGATTTTAATGATAATGATTACTTGCTTTTAATCGGAGATCCTGCTATAATAGGGGTCTGTTGCGCAATTGCATCAGATATTAATAATGGAAAATTTAAAGTTTTAAAATGGGATCGTATAGATAGGAAATACTACGATTTAGAAATAGATTTGAAAGGAAAAAATGAATAATTTAATACAAGAAATGGAAAAGGATGCAGCATCCGTTCCAATTAATACAATGGGGAAGATTGGTGCAGTGGCAACCGACATTGCAGACACCCAAGAAGAAATATCAAAATTAAAAGAACAGTTACAAAGGAAAGAAGACTATGAAAGAAAACTTTCAAGGGAAGTTTTACCAAGTCTTTTTTCAGAAGTTGGATTATCAGAATTAAAATTGGCTGATGGCCGTAAAATAAAAGTTTCCGAGTATTACACAGCTACACCTCTAAAAGAAAATAGAGCTAAGGTATATACTTGGTTAAGAAACAATGGATTTGGGGATTTAGTAAAGAACCAAGTCACTTGTAGCTTTGGAAGGAATGAAGAAGAGAAAGCTAGTGGATTGTTGTCCCATCTCAATGAGAAAGGCTATCAATCTACGCAACGCGAATGGGTCGAACCTTCCACCCTACGCGCTTTCGTCCGTGAACAATATGAAGTAGGCAAGGAACTTCCTATGGATCTTCTTGGTGCTTTTATTGGTCACAAAACAACAATTAAATCTGAATAAGGTAATTATGAATAAAGTAAAAACTAATACTAACGGAGTGGACCTCGCAATTATTGCGGAGGACGCTAAATCTTTGAGTGGCTTTGGTGAGCTTAATCTAGCAAGGGATACAGCTATCCCTTACATTAGCATTTTGCAAACTTCTAGTCCTCAACTTAACCCTTCCAAAGCAGAATACATAGAAACTGCTAAAGGAGGACAACTGTATAATACAGTAACACAGGAAACCTTTAACAATATTAAAGTCATTCCTGTTTTCTACCACTTAAAATATGTTGAGTGGAAACCTAGAGAACAAGGTGGTGGATTTATTGCCTCCCATAATGCCGACAGTGGCATTATAGGTCAAACTAAAAGAGATCCCATGACCAACAAAATGATTCTCCCTAACGGAAATCATATTGTTCAAACAGCCTATCATTATGTAATTATGCTTTCTGATAGTGGATACCAAAATGCCGTGATCAGCATGGCTTCAAGTCAGCTTAAAAAAAGCAGACGTTGGAACAGCTTAATGCTTTCACAAAAAATTAAGGGTCCATCTGGCATGTTTACTCCCCCTACATATGCATTCACTTATACTTTATCAACAGTGAGTGAATCAAATGACAGAGGAAGTTGGTTTGGATTCCAAGTTGAGAGAGGGGATCAGGTTTCTGATGCTGCAATATACGGTGAAAGCAAAGCATTTGCTCAATCTGCACAAAGTGGCGCTATTGAAGCAAAGCCCGAAACCCCCAAACTAATCAAAAAAGATAAACCCGAAAACGAAGAAGACATACCTTTTTAGGTATGTAATTGGAGTTTCGAGTGGTATTTAAGAAGTTTAAATCTATATTCGAGGGTTTGGATATAGCTTATGGTCAGCACCAACCAGGTGGTTCGCGTGCTGACGGTAAGCAACAAGGCAAATCCTATATGGTAACAAAGGAGGTTACGGATGAATTATGGGAAAAGCACCTCAAGGGCGAGGCTCCGTCTCTTGGGATTATTCCTATTAGGGCTGATAATACTACTAAGTGGGGATGTATTGATATTGATACTTATCCTCTGGATCATCGCGCGCTCATTAACAAAATCAGAAAACTAGACTTACCTTTAGTTTACTGCAAGTCTAAAAGCGGAGGAGCGCATCTCTTCCTTTTCATGCAGCAGTCAATCGCTTCCAAACTTGTTAGAAGCAAATTAACGGACATGGCATCTATAGTTGGCCATTCCAATTCAGAAATATTTCCAAAACAATCAGGAATTCAAATAGAAAAAGGAGACCTAGGAAGTTTTTTAAATCTTCCTTATTTCAACAGCGACAAATCAGTGCGCTATGCCATCAAGGATGATGCGACAGCGGCAACCCTGGATGAATTCTTTGAAATGTATGATAAGTACGCGGTCAAGGATATTGAGAAAACAGGAACAGAGGCAATCAAAGAAGTAATTAAGGATGGTCCACCATGTTTGCAAGCATTGTGCTCACAAGGATTTCCTCCCGGGGGAAGAAACAACGGACTGTTTAACATAGGAGTTTATTTAAAGAAATTTGATCCCGATAACTGGGAGAAACTTTTAGAAGATCACAATCAAAAATTTATGAAACCTCCTCTCGATCACAGGGAAGTTGGAGCTGTTGTAAAGGCACTGGATAAAAAGGGATACATGTATAAATGCAAGGACCAACCCATAGTTTCCTACTGCAACGTAAATCTGTGTAAAACCAGGAAACACGGTGTTGGTAGTGATAATTCATATGTACAAATTCTATCAATAACAATATTAAATACTGAACCTCCTTTATTTCTTACAGAAATAATGTCTGATGATCCCAATTCAGACCACAAGGTACAACTCACAGCGGAGGAATTACAAAATCAAACAAAGTTTCAGAAGAAGATAATGGAATATGCAAAAATGATGCCTTCTCTGATGAAGAACGTCGAATGGCAGAAACATATTAATGGCTTCTTAAAAAAAGCTACCATCATTAATGTTGCCAACGACGGAACTGTGTCCGGTCAATTCTTATCTCACCTCCAGGAGTTTTGCACTGATCGGGCGCAGGCACAAAAGAAAGAGGAAATGCCATTAAGAAAGCCGTGGACAGAGTGGGTCACCGAGATAGACGAGAATAAAAAAGAAGTTAAGTTGCAACGAACATATTTTAGGTTGCAGGACTTGCATGCCTATCTCATCAGGAACAAGTTCACGCATTACAGCAACACGGGACAGATCATAGCGGAGTTAAGAAAGATTAACGGAGTTCCCAGGTTTTGGAAACTTGACGGAAGGGGTGTCAACACATGGGGTGTTCCCGCATTCCCAAAACCAAGCGTAGAGCATGAGATACAGGAGCAAAATGTCATACCGTTCTAAAAATTTATCTCTTTTTTGGGGCGCAATGAGGAGCAAAAAGTCAATGGCTCATATAGAAAAAATGATTCCTGTTTATTCTTGCAAATATCGTCAATCTGAGAAAGGATTTTTTCAAGAAATCTGGAGCAATCTGAAGAAGAGTTGTGATAAAGATTCATCTTATCATAAGCATAACAACAGGGCGGTGAAGATTAACAATGGCATAAGAGGAAGAGATCATATCCTGGAGCTGTGGGAAAAACAAAAGAAACTTCTTGGCGGACCCTATTGTATTTATACCGGAGTTGAGCTTACGACAAAAAGGTCAAGAGGAAAAGGTCATATAGGCGCAACAAAAACAAATTTATCAATAGATCGTATTGATCCGACATTACCCTATCAGGAAGATAATATCGTATTTTGCTCATGGGAGTTTAATAAAAGAAAAAGTGGTGTCACACCCGAAGATTGTAAACGAATACTGCAAGTATATGAGGAGATGAATGCCAGAAGTTAACATTATACTGGGCCCACCCGGCACAGGAAAGACTGAGAACCTACTGCGGATAGTGGACCGGGAACTTAAAGACGGTACTGATCCGTCAGCTATAGCTTTTGTAAGCTTTACAACTAGAGCTACTGATGAAGCACGCAACAGGGCAAAAATAAAATTTAACTTGACTGACGATGATCTTCCTTATTTCAGCACACTCCATGCCTTTGGCAAGAGGCAGCTGGGAATGACTAATTCTGAAGTGATGGATGCATACGATTACAAAACATTTTCTGAGGATTACGGGGTTGATCTAAATTTTGTATCACAGGACTGGGACGATACCGGAATAATTACAACTGACAATAAATTTTTAAGGATAATAAATAAAGCCAGAGTCAAGAAGATGGAGGTACAGGAATTTTATAACAAGTTTAATTTAGATGTTTCATGGCGTGAACTGTCAAGGGCTTACAGATCTTTGGAAGATTACAAGAAAAAGAATTACAAGCATGACTTTACCGACATGCTTTCAACCTACATTGAATCTGGTCCAGTCCCCAAGCTGGATGTTGTCATCATTGACGAAGCGCAGGACTTGAACAATTTGCAATGGGACATGTGCGAGAAGATGTGGAGAAATTCTAAAAAAGTTTACATAAGTGGCGATGACGACCAGGCTATCTTCAGATGGGCCGGTGCTGACGTGGAACACTTGATTAACATGAAAGGAAACGTGGAAATTTTAAAACAATCCCATAGATGTCCCCACTCAGTTCACCAAATAGCTGCTAACATAGCCAATAGGATACACAACAGAAGGGAAAAGGAATGGAGACCAAGAAACTACAAGGGAGTTCTTAAGTTTCACGCCTATCCGGAAGCAGTTAATGTTCGTGAAGGAAATTGGTTAGTACTTGCAACATGCAAATACATGTTCAAGGAAATAGAAAATGACCTTCGCATACAGGGTCTTCCCTATAAAAAGAACAACAAGATGGCGATCAGAAAGGAACTTTTAAATGCCGTGGATGCATGGAACAGGTTGCATGAAGCTAAGGATGTTTCCTACAGAGACGTTTCAGATATATATGGTCACTTAACTTCCCAAACGGGTGTTGCGAGGGGGTACAAGAACCTTAAATCATTTGAAGGGGAAAAGAAGGAAGAACAATCCTACAACATAGAAGAGTTGGTTGAACACCACGGCTTATTAAAAACAAGTGTTCCTTGGGATGTTGCCTTTGAAAAGATCGGCAATAGGGACAAGGAATATTTACAGGCCTTGGAAAGATTCAACCCCGAAAACTTAACTGCGGATCCTCTCATTAACTTAAGCACAGTCCATGTTGCCAAAGGTGGAGAGTGTGACAATGTCATGCTCTTCACTGATATATCAAGAGCCAACAGGGACGAGATGGAAAAGGATTCAGACGATACTAACCGTGTATTCTATGTAGGGGTTACACGCGCCAAGAAGGAACTACATATAATACAACCACAACAAGAGAGAGGATTTATAATATGAAAAAAGAAGAAATACTAATGAAGGCTGTTGATCTGGTTAGCAACAGCAGACAGGAGTCACATGGTGACACGTTCAAGAACCATTCGCAAATTGCGGAGTTCTGGAACATCTACCTTGATGACAAATTAAAGCCAACGGCTTCCATAACAGCTGATGAAGCTGCGATGATGATGGGATTGGTAAAAGTATCTAGATCGCAAGTTGGTAAGCATAACGTTGATGATTATGTGGACGGAGCTGCATACATGGCAATAGCGGGGGAGCTTAAAAATGGTTCGTGATTTATTTAACCAGGACATAGTTAAGTCAGAATGGCTGCACCCCACGGAATTTCCATCACTGAAAGGAAGAAAGGTTGTGTCCGTAGATTTAGAGACGTGTGACACCAACCTGAAGACAATGGGCCCAGGATGGCCACGAAAGATGGGCTCAGTCATAGGCATTGCCGTATCCAGTGGTGATTTTACTGCATATTACCCCATAGCGCATGAGGGTGGTGGAAATATGGATAAAGATAAGATACTTAAATACATTAAGTCCATATGTGAGGATGATTCAATACAAAAAGTGTTTCATAATGCTCAATATGATATTGGATGGTTATCCACTTTAGGCATAGAAGTTAATGGTTACCTACATGATACCATGATTGCATCAGCTCTCTTAAATGAGAACAGATATTCTTATACTCTTAATCAAATGTGCATTGATTACCTAGGAGAATATAAAGATGAGAAGGTTCTTAAAGCTAAAGCGGAAGAACTCGGACTGGATCCCAAAGCTGAAATGTACAAGATGCCGGCGGAATTTGTTGGGGAATATGCGGAGGCAGACGCTAGACTAACCTATAAATTGCACGAGCGCTTAATGATAGAAATAGAGAAAGATGCCTTAGAAGGAGTGTATGACCTGGAATGCAGGTTAATCAGGGTGATATTCAACATGACCAAGCGTGGAATTAGAATTGATATGGAGAGAGCTTTCGGCCTTAAAAGGAAATTACGAACTAAAGAAGAAAAATATTTAAAAAGAATGAAAGATCTTACAGGGGGAGAAGTTCAGCTTTGGTCCGCACGATCAGTGGCCAACGCCTTCGATAGGGCTAACCTGGATTATCCCCATACTGCATTAGGTGCTCCCAGCTTTACCCAGACTTTCCTGGAAACACACAAGCATGAGCTTCCACGGATGGTGACAAAAGCGAGAGTTTTAAATAAATTACAAGGAACTTTTATAGATGGTATAGCAAAATACATTCATAATGACAGGATACACGGACACGTTAATCAGATAAGGGGGAACAGTGGGGGAACAGTGACTGGAAGATTTTCCATGTACGCTCCCAATCTACAGCAAATGCCCATCAGGAGTGAGTTTGGTTCAGAGGTGAGAAGGATATTTCTTCCGGAAGAGGGGGAGTACTGGATTTCCGCTGACTATTCACAACAGGAGCCCAGACTTCTAACTCATTTTGCTCTTCTTAACAAGAATGCCGGTGCCGACAAGGTAAAAGAAGCGTTCATTCAAGGTTTGGACTTTCATCAGCAGACAGCTGACATGGCAGACATACCCAGAAGACTGGCAAAAACAATTGGTCTTGGGGTTATGTATGGCATGGGTTATAAAAAGATGGCAGTGGACTTGGATATTACTCCAATGGAAGCTAAGGCAATGCTTAAGGAATTTAGAATCAAGGTTCCCTTCATGCAGGGAATGCTGGAGGCTGTCATGAACAGAGCCAACCAAGTGGGAACCATCAGAACTTTATTAGGGCGAAAATGCAGATTTGATATGTATGAACCCAACTGGTATGAACCAAATAAATTTTATAAAGCGATGCCTTTAAAGCAGGCGGAAGCGGAATACGGCAATGTAAAGAGAGCCGGTACATACAAAGCCCTTAACAGATTGATTCAGGGATCAGCCGCAGACCAAACAAAGAAGGCTATGGTTGATGTCTATGAAAAACTAGGTATCACGCCACTTCTTCAGATGCATGATGAGTTGAATTGCAGCGTAAAGTCTGATAAAGAGGGTGTGGATGTTAAAGATATCATGGAAAACTGTGTAAAGTTGGAAGTTCCATCCAAGGTGGAATATAAAATCAAAGATAATTGGGGGAACGCAAAGTGAACAGAGGATACAGAGAGCAAGGCAAGAGTAAAAAACCAAAGCCAAAACCAGGTTTTGCCATAAACCCGGAGCAGATGGAGTATGAGAGAAGAAAGTTACTGGAAGAGATGTCTACGAAAGTTGACAAAAAAAAGCTCAACAACATGGCGGCAGTTGCGGCAACTCATGAGCCCATCTACAAAGACGAGGAAGGAAAAGAAAGAGAGCCCACAATGCGTGTGCTATCGCTCGGCGCAGGGGTACAGTCTTCCTGTCTCGCACTCATGGCGCAAGAAGGACTGACACGGCACAAACCGGACTACATGATCTTTGCTGACACCGGATGGGAACCTTCCTTTGTTTACGAGCATGTGGAATATTTAAAGAAAAACATAACAATTTGCCCTCTCATTACCGTTGAGCGAAGCAACATCCGTGAGGATCTTATTCGCGCAGCCAACCCCATCAAGGGGGGTAATGAGGAGTGGAAATCTTTCGCCGGACGTGTACCAAATCCACCACTATTTGCGGCACGTCCTGGCGGGAAGGTTGGAATGCTATACCGTCAGTGCACACATGACTACAAGGTCATCCCCATACAAAAAAAGATGAGGGAGATACTTGGAATAAAACCTCGTCACCGAGTTAAGAAAGGAACAATCGTCGAACAGTGGATTGGGATCTCAACAGATGAAGCAATGCGTATGAAAAAAGCACGATTGCCATGGATTGAATCCTGCTGGCCATTGATCGAGATGAAAATGTCACGCATGGACTGCCTTAGGTGGTACCGCGACGGCAAAAAACATCCTATGCCAGGCAAGTCCTCGTGCATAGGGTGTCCATATCATCACAATGACCAGTGGAAAAACATGCAGAAGAATTATCCAGTGGATTTTGAGGACGCATGTGAGGTTGATGACAAAATAAGACACGGTTTAAAAAATACAACAGCTGAACTGTTTTTGCACAAGTCAGCTAAACCACTAAGAAGCATAGATTTCCAGGAGCCAAAGAAACAACGAGACCTCTTCGGTGAAACATTTGATCCGGAATTTGCCGATGAATGTGAAGGCCTGTGTGGGGTTTAAGAAAGGGGTTGACTATGATGCGAAAAGTGTTCGAGCGGGTCCTGAAGGTGGGACGGCGCCGGAATTCAAATGCTTCAACTGTGAAGAATGGTTTGACGGGAATGAATGGAGATATTCGCTCTCTAAAGCGTGGTATCCTTCTCTTGAATATAAGATTAACTTTCTGTGCGGTCCGAAATGCTCTACGGAGATTTCTGAGAAGCATAAGGAAAAATACGTAGGTCCTGGTGAATAGGAAAGAGATTGAAGAAAGGTATGAGGATGAGAAAATGCTGTTTGCTGATGGATTTGACAAGGCAATCATTGGGGTGGCTCACATATTCAACAAAAGAATCGTGTCCTATGATACAAAAAAATGCATAAAAATATTAATGAAGGATATGACACACGAGGAGGCCGTGGAATATTTCGATTTTAACGTGGCAGGATCCTACGTTGGGGATTACACTCCTGCGTTCATAGAAAAATGAGCAAGGCGGATTTGAAAAGAAAGAGCCACGGGAGGGGTAGGCGCAAGGTTGGATCTACTAAGAGAAAGAACCGAAGG